GCTATAGCCTCTTCTTCTGGTCATAAAGGAAGAGGCTATCTTCTTGGCTTAATTTCTGCAACAGCAAGCTCTACTTCTTTTAAACGATGAAATACCTCTTTCATGTCATCGTGCATATCATCTATTTTTGTTGTTAATAATTCTATAGCTGTTGTATTTCGCACGAGATCATCTCTTGATTGCCTACCTCTATAAGACACAGATCCTACAGATACAAAACAAGCTGTCATCATAGCTCCACCAACTGCTGCTATTACTTCAACCACTTTACGAGTCCTCAATATATGTCTATTATGACAGAAAAGGGTTATGACAGCTAAGAAACCTAAAAATCTTTTTCAAAAATTGAAAGAAAAAGTTGCTGATAAAGAGGAACAATTTGAGTACATCTCAGTTGCAGTAAGGCTTCTGGTTGTTTTTTGGAGTGGCCTCCTGGTTACAAGCAACTACTTGCCTAAGATTCCTGGTATAACTACTGGAGAGAAACAGGATATTACATTCCCGGCTTCTCTCCTAGCTACTGCGCTGTCTAGCTTTGGTTTAGAGCAGGCTAAAAAAGGTAGCAAGAAAGACGATAAAGTTGCGGAAAATCAAGGTATGGTGCAGACTATAAGAGTAATAACACCTATCAAAATAGAAGGTGCTGAAGTGATCGACCCTAAACCACAAAAATGAAAAAGCTACTTCCATTTATTTTTGCAGTTGCAGCTACACCAACTTATGCCGAAATTACCAGTAAATATGTTACTGCTGCATCATTTTCCATAGATTCGCCTTATGTAATTACTAACGCTGCTCCAAACAGTTACAGCATAAGCGGTAACAACATCACAACTTCTACAGGATCAGGAGATAGTATCGTTACTAATGGAATAGGTGGTCTTAACTTATCAAGTATTACTAATGGATTAGCTGGAGTTACAGCTACAAATAAAACTGTAACAACTGCTGGCTCAAGCTTTTCGCTTTCCGAATCATACCAAGCTGGAGATGCTACACAATCTGCTATAACACCTAGTTCTGGAATAGCAACTTTACCTGTACTTGGTGGACAGACAACAGTAATTTCTGGAGGAACTCTGGGATCTGGCAGTATAAGCAGTTTATCAAGTGGGGTTCATTCCTGTTCGGGTGCTTTTGGATCAGGTACTAGCTGTTCTGTTTCCACTACTGTCAGCATAGAAATTGACTAAACTCTGGCTGCTGCTAGTATTTATATACCCGATTAAAGTTTTTGCTACCCCGGTAGTGCCTCAGTTCAGATCCGGGTCGAGTACGACTTCTAGCACTTCTGAATCTGTCATAAATGAGACTATAACTAGCTATCAGTATCGAACTGGTTATACATTTAGTGTTTCGGGTCACAATATAGAATCAACAGATATTAATGGTTACATCAATCCGACACCTACAAGTGTTAATGAACAAACTGTTGGAGGAGTAAATTTTAGTTGGACTACTTTAGACGGCTCTTCAAACGCAAGATGGAAAATATCCAACCCAGCGAGTTCTTTCAGTCTGGTAGAAAGTGTAATGGCTCCGGGTCTCGATACAGTAACCAACATAACAAGAACTATAACTACCTCAACTACCACAGAATCTACAAGTACGTTTGGGCAGTAGCTTTACTTCTCTGTCCTACAAAGGGTTACGCTAATACAACAGTAGCCTCTCCTCAATCGCAAAGTACTGGGGTTGTTAACAATAATGCTACCATGATTACCCCCTCAAGCCATCCACAATTTAGGATGTCGCAAGGTATTGTTTGTTCATCTCCTACATTAACGATTACACCTTACCTAACAGATGCGTGGTCATTCAACCGCCCTATAGAAAAATTTACCTATCAAGAGATATATGATGAGAATACAGGTGCGGTAAAATATACAACTAAGACTCCTAGATTTGAAAAAGATAATTACAACCTTAATTATGGTATTTCTGCTCAAATAAGTATTCCGTTAGGCAAAGCTCCAACTTTGTGTCACAGAGCAACAGAAGTAAATATTAAAAATCAAAAGTTATTGACTGAAAAAGTAAAACTAGAGATGGAATTATACAGACTGAAGATATGCGGAGAGCAAGCAAGGCTAGGTGTGCAATTTACAGGCAAGTATGCAGTCACTTGTGAAGGAATAGTTGTTTCAATACCACCAAACCAAGTTATACCCCATACACACAAAATTGACGTAAAAGCACAAAAATAGCCCCTTCAGAATCGCCTGTAAGGGGCTTGTAAAAATGTCTGCTTATGTTTATACCTATGATTTTGGCTTTTTTTTCTTTGTTAGCTTTGTAAAGACTTGCTTTACTAAAGGTCGCACTAATTGTAAAACAAGCGGAGCAGAAGCACCAACCAAAGCAAGGCTAAATACCCCAACAAACTGAGGGGCAGAAGGTATGTACTGATCTTTGAACGGTACGTCTTCATATAGAGTTATACACTCTTGTTTATTATCAGACAGTTTATGACCGATAACACGTTCAAGTTTTTTTTCGTTACGAAAATCCCCTATACGTTGATCTTTAGAACCTGGACATTCTGGTATTACTATGTCATCTTTTTTTTCTTCTTCTGGTATTTTAGGAGTCTCGGTTTCTGGAATATTAGGTTCTGTGTTACTTGCGGGTAATGGTTCTTCTACAACTGTCATCTGGTTAGGATTATATACAGGAGGAATAAAGCTAGGAAAAGCAAAATCACATATTGTATATACACCGTTTGGATCTTCAAGTAATAAATTATGATTTCCTGTATTTTTTACATCTCGATGTTGATAAGTACAACCCGGTGTATTTATATTTAGGTATTGTGTAACAGGAGTAATGTCAGGTTTATATATTTCTGGTATGTATATTTCTGGAATATATATTTCTTGTATTTCAATCGTAGGCATTTCTTGGTAAATATACTTCTACAATACTGAAACAATCAGGGCAAGACAAATTTGTGACCATAGAAAATTGAGTGTCATCCTCGGTGTCATGGTCGCCACCCCAAATTAACTCAGCATTACAATGCCAACATTTCATTTTTTTAACGGTAGTGTTGGTATTGATACTCCAGTTTTGTTTGGTAGCGAGTTTCCTAATACATCAGGCATAAGTCCTTTTACATTACCTAAAACTTCATTCATAATTTTTGCCTTAAATTGTTCAGAAGTTACATACTTGAATGTAAAGAAACCACCGCCTAATATTCCTAAAACAAGGATTGTAGTTACGATAGTTAAAGCGTCTAATACTTTTCTCATGGTTAAATTAGCAATTATTAGAGCTATGTCAGTAATGACATTTGCTACTCTATTAATAATTATAGGTCTATCTCCTCTATACGTCACTTTAGGAGTTTTACAGCAAAAAATAAATGTATCAAATACAAAGTGAATATCTTTTTCCTACACAAGTAGTCACAGGTCAGCTACCAAATTTCAATAAAATAGAACAGCCATTGGTAGAATGGATGGATGTTTATAGAAAAAATAACAAAGGCATTGCAAAAATATCTAATAAAGGTGGTTGGCAGTCAGAGAGTAAACAAGTCTTTACTGATGAAGGATTTGCACCTTTTCAAGATACATTAGTTAATTGTGTAAACGAATTATGTCTTGAATACAAACTTGCACAAAAATTAAAAATTATACAAATGTGGATAAATATAAATGGCGCAAATTCGTATAATGTTAGTCATAGACATCCAAACTCAATATTAAGTGGTGTTTTATGGGTAAGACAAAGAGCAGAAATGGGAAGGTTTGTTTTTGACAATATGGATAACGGATATAGAGATGCAATGTTACTTACAAATACTGATGTTAACCATTTACTAAAATACAAAATGCCACCAGAATATGTACCTCAGTACACAAATGGAACAATAATTATTTTTCCATCAGGTCTTAGCCATAGAGTAGAAATAAACGAAACACAAGAAAACAGATATACCTTATCTTTTAATATCTGTTACGACTAAGATTTTTTAGCGTCAGAAGGTTTTATCTCTTGTTCTTGATTTTTTGTAGATAATAATTGTGCCTGTGCATCTTTTACACCTAAGATTGCACCTTGATACCTGTCTTCATTTTTACAGGCAATATCATAAGCATTTTTTGCTTCTTCTTTTTGTTTTTGTATAGCAACAAGTTGTTGCTCGTATTGTTGGATTAGCTCATCTAATGGATTAGTCATTAATCAGCCTCCTCTGGGGTGTTAGTTTTAGCCCACTCAAGATACTCTTGGTAGTCGGTGTTTTCCTCATTAATTGGAATACATTTTTGTACATTACCATCTTGTTTCTTTACACCATCTAAAATGCCTGATATAGGGTTGTTGTATAGTTTGTAAATTGGATTTGTTGGGTATGCCATAATAATTTAATTAAAGTTCTGAAACTGCTGCTACAAAAGCATTATTGCTGTTAGTTCGTACTATACAACTGCTACCTGCAGTTCCAGATACATCTGCAGAAATAACAAACAATGTAGTTGTTGTAACTCCATCTAAACCAAAAGTATTAAATGTACTAGAAGAACCATTATCATATCTTATAAAGTGATTAGAAGCATTAGTATCTTCTAAAGTAGGTGCTGCTCTCATTGCAACAGGAAGAGGAATTGACATGAATAAGTAAGCACTACTAAATTGAGTTGCATTTTCACATATAGATTTACCATTACCTTCTGCAATTCTTTGATAATACCTTTGACATAAAGCAAGCTCCTGTGCAAATGTTCTATGCTCAAAATCCGTAGCAACGCTGCCCACCTCAAGCTGCATCCCTGTAATTTCAAATGTTGCATCATTTGTTGTGTACCATGTTGAAGTGTTGTCAGGCATACGTTCTGTATCAGAATTAGCTTTCCATACATCTACCGTTGCACTATTAGCAGTAAAATCTGTACCAAAAAAAGGTGCAATAACAAGTCCTATGCCAGTGCCATTATTATTATTAAATACTATATCAGCATGACCTGAAATAGTTTTTGTTATCTTTGTCCAAGTGTCAGCAGATAAAGAACCAGTTTGAAAAGGATACATTTTTGAAGTTCCTGCCCTCAAATAACCATAAAAATTTTGAGCGACACTTGATTTTACATAAAATGACAAGGTAATAAAACTTGATGTAGAAGTATAATTCCAACCACTATTTGCAACATTTTGTGATTCTATTCGTTGCCTTAAGTAAATATAATCACCAGTACCTCCACCACCTGTTTGATTTCCGTTAGTAACTTTATATGCTTTTCTAAAACCTAATGTATAAGGTGTCGTTCCACTTGCAATATCAACTTGTGCTTGAGTTGGAGCTTCATCTGTTCCACCAAAAGAACATTCAAATCTATCAACAGTATGATAACCAGATGACGTAGCTGACGTACCACGTTGAGCCACTTGCATAGCTCCGTTAATTATTAAATTACGATTACTTAAGTTGTTAGTAATATTGGCAGTACACGTTCCATCAGATGCAAGAGTTACAGCATCACTAGACGATCCTGTATGCCTAATACTGTTAACAACTAATCTACTTGTCATGGCTTGGGATACTTGTCTTTAGTAGCTTTGATTGCAGTAGCCCAAGTTCCTGTGCTGTCTAACTTACCAGCCAACAT